CTCTGTTACCTAGATGATTCACAGATCATCGAAATCAACGCTCATCGACGTTATGCCTCCATCGACGAAAGACCCAGTGCCATCGTCACCATCGAAGCCTTCGATGCCCAATCTCGGTGATGTCATCACTACTGATGACATTCTCGTCAAAGGTACTGGCAAGTATTCAGCCAAGTACGTCAACTGGGCACGTGTAGCTCATTTGCTCCACGAGCATGCTCCAGGCTGGCAGTTTGAAGTTGTGCCCTCTCCTGATGGCACGCACGTTTGGAAAGCTCCTAACGACACGGCTTATGTCGTTGGTCGTTTTCGCGGACCTGATGGTGAGATCACTCCTGATTTTCCACAGGCTGTGATGGACAACAAAAAAGCCCCTGTTGAGTACGACAAAGTCACGGCGCGTCTTTTTACAGACACGCATCGCCGCTGCATGGCTACTGCTGCTTGCGCACAATTCGGCCTTGCATGGCAGCTTTGGGCTAAAGAAGAAGTCGAGGATCCGTTCCGAGATGACGAGTCAACAGAATCAGCTCCTGTGGAAAAACCACAAGATGTGGATGACGGCGACGTGCCTCTTGAGGAAGACGACAAGGAAATGCTGCTCGACATGCTCGAAGAACTGAGCGACGAAAAACTCAAACAGTTCTGCAAAGCATTCGACGGTAAGTTTGTAGGGCCAGGCTCAGTCTCTGATCGGATCCAGACTGTGAGCCATCAAAAGTTCATTAATGACTGGCACAGCAAACAGAAGCTTTCCAAGAAAGACCTGAATGGATGACAAAGATCTAAAGGAGTATCGAAGGCGAGCTGACGCCAAACGTCGTCCACTTCAGTTTCAAGTTCGGCTCGACAAGGATCTAGCCGACAGACTCAAACACTTCATGGAGAGCCGTGGTTACAACCAAAACCAAGCTCTCCGCATCATCATCTCTCAATTTTTTCGAGGTAAACACCGTGCTTAATCTCACCGCATACGGCAACGTCGGCAGCGATCCTGAACAGCGTGAAGCTGGCAGCAGCACTGTCACGAACTTCTCTCTGGCTGTGAATCGCAAGACCAAAGACGAAGAGACGACAACGTGGATCAACTGCGCTGTCTGGGGCAATCGCGGCGATGTCGTGATGGACTACGTCAAGAAAGGCATGCGCCTTGTCGTTAGTGGCCAAGCTCATCACCGCGAGTTTGAGCGTAAAGACGGCAGCACAGGCGTCAGCCTTGAGCTAAACGTGAACGACTTCAGCTTGCCGCCAAAGAAAGAAGCAGAAGAGTCTGCACCTGCCAAGAAACGGTCACGTTTCTGATAAGCGAGGCATCATGCGTGCAGTACCGGAAACGGCTGCGAGGGTTTGTCTACCACCCTCACGGACGCTTCGTGTAAGTCCTCGACAAATGACTGATCCAACAATCAAGGTCATCGGCGACCAATATTGCGTCACATACTCAGGTATGCGGCGCTTTTTTGCTGAAGACTGGAAAGCGCAGTGGTTCTACTGCTACTGCCTTCACCTCAAAAATTGCGGACTAGAACCGGCTCGCGCGCCTGACGCTCCTCACACCTGATCCGCTGCAGGTCACTTGTCCTCGCCCTTAAAAAGGATGAGACACAAATCCTAGTCACTAGGCATCAAAGCAGAGTCCATTGATGCGATGTGATTCACAGCCTGTCGCAGCATCTTGCTGTGGTGCCAGTTTTGCTGTGCCATCGCGACACAGAGCTGCATCAACGCATCTTTGTCGTCACAGCTCTGTATCTCTCGGACTGTCTTCTCTAGCTGTAGCTCTTCTTCGAGCGATTGCTCGACGATCATCCAATCTGCCCAGCCCATTGTCGTGCCCGCAGGATTACGCCAGCTATAGCGAGCCTGCAGCGATTACGCCACGCTCGGCATAACAGTCAAATGATTGTTGTAGTGGCCTACGTCGCGATAGCTGTTCATTGGCGTATTAGACATCGAATGGAACACCATCTGACCGATCTTCAAGCCTGGATACAGAGGCAACGCATGGTGCAAGCGTTCGTTCTTCAGTTCGAGCGTCAACTTGCTTCCGTGCCAGCCTGGATCACACCAGCCTGCGAGCAAATGATTCAGGCCACTTCTGGCTCGACTGCTCTTGAGCACGAACTGCGAGCT